CGGCATCCGTAAATTTCATAATCAAGATGATAAAAAAGGTTTTGAAGTTGGTGCTATGACCGTTGCTATTGTTCGTGGTTCTATTACACGTAAAGATAGTTGGTTAGACTTTGTATCTATATTAGAAAGAGCCAATGCAACGTTGGTAAATCCTAGAACTACAATTAATATGTGTGCTGACAAATATAGAACTTCATTAAGACTTGCAGATTATGGTCTAACACAACCTCAAACAAAACTAATTAATGACCCCGAAAAATCAAATGAGATAGTTGATGAATCAGGTATTAAGTTTCCTTTAATTATGAAAACTTTAAGAGGGTCAAAAGGTGTTGGTGTTTTATTTGTAGATAGTCCAAAAGGTTTAGATTCTATTGTACAACTTATACACAAACAAGATGAAGACGCAGATTTATTAATACAAGAATATATTAAAACAGAATATGATGTCAGAGTACACATATTAGGTGGTAAATTTTTAGCGGCTATGAAACGACCTGTAATTGAAGGAGATTTTAGGTCAAATGTATCGCAAGGTTCTAAACCAGAAAATATTAAACTAACAGAATTAGAAATAGAACAATGCTTATTAGCCTCAAAGGCAGTTGGTGGATATTGGACTGCTGTTGACTTTATACCAAGTAAAGACAGAGTAAACAAACCACCATATTTTCTTGAAGTAAACTCTTCACCTGGTACAGAGGGTATAGAAGAAGCAACTAAAATGAATATTGCAAAAGAAGTAATTAAACATTTTGCAAATGAGGAGAATAGATATTCTGTGCCAACGGAATGTGGTTTTAAGGAGATTTTGACCATAAAACCGTTTGGTGAATTAATTTCAAAATTTGATACGGGTAATTCTGGAATGCCAGTAATTCACTCTGACAAATACAAAATCAATGGTAATAAAATAACTTGGTCTTTATTAGGTAAAACAATTACAAGTGATATTGTTCGTAAAGAAGAAATCAAAGTTGGTGGTTTAAGAGACTATGATGAAACCAGATATGTAGTAAAACTAGATGTAGCTTTTGCTGGTGGTTTCTATTCAGATGTTGAATTTACTATTGATGATAGAGAAGATAGAACTCCTATCTTATTAGACCGTGCATTTATGAAGAGATTAAACGTTATGGTCAATCCCCAAAGAAAATACGTGATAACAACCAAATACAGCATTGACTAATTTAAGTCTTTGTGATAGGATTACAGAATGAAAAATATAAAAATAATGAGACTACAAACAGGTGAAGATATTATAGGTGAAGTTGAAGAAGGAGAAGTTGTTTCTATTAAGAAACCTTTTACTATCATACCAATGCAATCACAACCAGGAAAACCAGTACAATTGGTTTTAACTCCGTGGATGCCATATACAGATGATAGAACTCTGACAATAGATTGTAGCAAAGTAATTACAATTGCAACGCCTAAGCCAGATATTTTAAAATCTTACGAACATAATATTAGTGAGATTATTACTTCAAAACCTGGTCTAATAACAGAAACTAATCTGCCTAAACTATAATGATAACCGTTTACTTTATCAGAAATGGTAAAGAACGGATTAAAGTTGATGTAGAACCGGGCTTTACTTTGATGGACGCTGCCGTGATGGCAAACATACCTGAAGTACCTGCTACCTGTGGTGGTAATCAGGCTTGTGGTACTTGTCACATACACGTAAAGAGCATTGACAAAGTTGAACCAGCAGAGTATAATAGTCTTGAAACTCAACTATTAGAGTATGAAAAAGACTATGATAGAATGACAAGTAGATTATCTTGTCAGATAGAATTGAAAGAAAAACATAATGGACTTGAAGTGAGATTGAGAGATAATGAACTTTTATAAAAATGTAATAGAACACAAAGGTAAACTTCTTATTCGTGGTGTGATGAATGGGAAAGATTACAAAGAAAAAATTGATTTTGGTCCAACCCTCTACGCCTTATCGCAAACAGAAAAAACAGAATTTAAAACCTTACAAGGTCAATATCTTAAACCTATAAAGTTTAATGATATTAGAAATGCACGTCAATTTAAAAAAGACTATGGCGCACAATCGCCACTATATGGCCTTGAAAGATACCATTATCAGTACATTGGTCAAAATTATCCTGAAGCAATAGAATTTTCAAAAGAACATATTAAAATATTCACACTTGATATTGAAACTAGTTGTGAAAATGGTTTTCCAGATGTAGAAAATCCTATTGAAGAGTTGTTGGCTATCACGGTAAAAAATCAATCTAATAAACAAATCATAACTTGGGGTGTTGGTCAATACAAGACAGATAGACCAGATGTTACCTATGTTTATTGTAAAAATGAAAAACAATTGATGTTTGAGTTTATGAAATTCTGGATTAAAAATCATCCAGATATTGTCACAGGTTGGAACACCAAGTTTTTTGACTTACCTTATTTGATGAATAGAATTAAACTGATTGCAGGCGATAAAGTTGCAAATAGAATGTCGCCTTGGAATTTAGTTAATCGTGAGGAGATTGTTGTAAGAGGTAGACCACAAACGGTTTATAAGTTGTTTGGTATTACTATGTTAGATTACCTTGACTTATATAAATGGTTTATTCCTACACGACAAGAAAGTTATAGACTAGATTTTATTGGTGAACTAGAACTTGGCCGTGGTAAAGATGAAATGCCATACGATACATTTAAAGAATGGTACACTAAAGACTTTCAATCATTTATTGATTACAATATTCAAGACGTAGAAATTGTTGACGCATTAGAAGATAAACTAGGTCTAATTGACTTATCATTGACCGTTGCATATGAATCAAAAGTAAACTATGATGATATATTTTCGCAAGTAAGAGTATGGGACACATTGATTGCAAACCATTTAATGAAGAAGAAGATATGTGTACCACCAAGAGAAGAACATAGTAAAGAAACAAAATATGAAGGCGCTTATGTAAAAGAGCCACAACTTGGTCAACACAAATGGATTGTTTCATTTGATATTAACTCACTATATCCACATATTATTATACAATATAATATTTCGCCAGAGAAGATACTAGGTGAAAGTAGCCACGGTATAAACGTAAATAAAATGATTGATATGAAAGTACCACTTAATTATCTTAAAACAGAGGGTGCTTGTATTACACCAAACGGTGCAAAGTTTAAAAATGATAGTCAAGGTTTCTTACCTGAAATGATGGAAACAATGTACAATGAACGTGTGATTTATAAGAAACGTATGTTAAAGGCAAAGAAAGAATATCAAAAAACAAAAGACCCTAACCTGGTAAAAGAAATATCTCGTTGTCACAATATTCAATGGGCAAGAAAGATTGCCTTGAACTCGGCTTATGGTGCAGTAGGTAACCAATATTTTAGATACTATGATGTAAGACAGGCAAGTGGTATTACCACGGCAGGTCAGTTTATTATTCGTTTCATTGAAGGTAAAATGAATGATTATTTAAATAGAGTATTACAGACAAAAGATAAAATAGATTATGTTGTTGCGTCTGATACAGATTCAATTTATGTAACCGTGGACAAACTTGTAGAAAAGACTTGTCAAGGTAAAACAAACGACCAGATTACAGACTTTATTGGCAAAGTGTGTGATAATAAACTAGAGCCTGAAATTGAAAAATGGTTTGCTGAACTATCTGATTATTCAAACGCTTTTAAAAATGCAATGGTGATGAAACGAGAAGTTATTGCCAACAAAGGTATATGGGTTGCAAAGAAAAGATATATGTTAAACGTTATTGATGAAGAAGGCATTAGATTGTCTGACCCTAAACTTAAACTTATGGGTATTGAGGCAGTTAAATCATCAACACCACAGGTTTGTAGAGTTAAAATTAAAGAAGCAATTAAAACTATTATGTCAAAAGAAGAAACAGATTTACATAAGTTAGTTTCTGATTTTAGAAAAGAATTTATGACATTACCGGCTGAGGCGATTGCTTTTCCTAGAAGTTGTAATAACTTGAAGAAGTATCGTGATAATGCAAACATCTTTATCAAAGGCACACCTATTCACGTTAAAGGTGCGTTGATATATAATCATCAAATAAAAGAGTTTGGTTTACAAAACAAGTTTCCTTTTATACAAGAAGGAGATAAGATTAAGTTTATTAAACTAATACCAGCCAATCCATTTAAGTTTGATGTAATAAGTTATATTACTAGTTTGCCAAAAGAGTTTAAACTAGACCAATATATAGATAGAGATACACAATTTGAAAAGACCTTTTTGGATCCTATGCGATTTATATTACAAGCAATCGGTTGGGAACACGAACCAAAGGCAAATTTAGAGGCATTTTTTGGATGAAAAAATTTAAAGATAACATAGATGATTTTTTTAAATGGGTAAAAGGCACCGAACTGGTTGAACTAGATGACATAGATGTGTCAGAGGATCCTGTTAGACCTGAACTAACGTTAGGTTTTAGAATTACAAATGGTAGAAAAATATTTGGTCTAAAATATAATAATGAGATAGAGGCAATTGTTTGTATTGCATTATGTCCTGAAGTACCATACACCGTTAGAGAAATGGATTATATGTCTCAAGCGGCCAATCAAGAAGACCAACGAGGAGAAATAGTTGTAGCATACACCGTTTGGTCACGTAAGAGAGGTGCAGGTAAAGAAATAATAACTAAATTAAGAGATTGGACTATAAAAAATAATTTTAAAAGATTGGTTACTTTATCACCATTAACACCAATGGCAACACACTTTCATATTAAAAATGGTGCAAAACAAGTACATATAAATGAAGAGACACAAAACTTTGAATATAAACTTTCCGAATAAAAAATATGGTGTAATATATGCCGACCCACCTTGGTATTTTAAATCAAGGTCGAAGAAAGGTGAGGGCAGAAATCCTAATCAACACTATAACTGTATGGAATTAAAAGATATATGCGATTTGCCTGTTAAAGATATTGCAGCTGATGACTCTGTATTATTGATGTGGGTAATTGACCCTATGTTAGACTTAGCATTTGATGTTATAGAAGCTTGGGGTTTTCAATACAAGACCGTAGGTTTT